GCGGAGATGGTGTCGTAGTGCGCGTCGCCGTCCTTGTCGTAGAGCACCGCGCGCTGTTGGATGGCTTCCTGCACGGCTTCCAGGGAAACCACAATGCGCCCCTGGGCATCGGGCGGCGTGCTTTCCACCGCGAGTTCCAGCGCGTTGAGCGCGCTGCGTGCATCCCCGCGGGCGGCCTGGGTGAGGAAGTCCAGCGCTTCGGGCGTGAGCACCACATTGCGGTTGCCGTAGCCGCGTTCGGGGTCGGTGAGCGCGGCTTCCACAATGCGGCGGATGTGGTGCGGTTCCAGTGGGCGCAGTTGGAACACGCGTGAGCGGGAAACCAGCGCGGGGATGACCTCAAAGTAGGGGTTTTCGGTGGTCGCGCCAATGAGGGTGATGGTGCCGTTTTCCACGTGGGGCAGAAGTGCGTCTTGCTGGGCTTTGTTCCAGCGGTGGACTTCGTCAATGAACAGCACGGTGCGCTGGCGGTGATATTTGCGGCGTTCCTGGGCTTCTGCGATGATTTTGCGCAAATCGGCTTTGCCTGCCAGCACCGCAGAAAGGGTGACGAAGTGACCGCGGGTGTGGCGCGCGATCAGCCGCGCCAAGGTGGTTTTGCCGCAGCCCGGCGGGCCCCACAAGATGATGGAAGAAAACAGCCGGTCGGCCTCGATGGCGCGACGCAGGATTTTGCCCGGCCCCAAGATGTGCTCTTGCCCCACGAACTCGTCCAGCGTGCGGGGGCGCATGCGTTCTGCCAGGGGTTGGCTCGCGGTATCTTGGCTGAGGGCATGGTCAAAAAGGTCGGGTGAGGTCATGATTGTATTGTAACCTGAATTACGACAAAACCGTCTCAATCTTAGAAGCACGCGGACAGCAAGCGTAGGGCATTTACTGGCATCTGCGCTGAGGGCGCGATTTGTCAGGCCGCGAAAGTTCGATGCCCTGGGGTGGGAAATTCGGTTACAATAGGTACATCTATGGTTGAATGACAGCCAGGAACGAGGCAAAAGATGGCAAAGCAAGCACGCTGGCCTTGGGAAGCCCAAGGCGTTGCAGTGGCTCGAGAAAAAGCAAAGGCAGAAGCGGCGCATCGTCGGGAGCGGCGATGGCAGATTTTGGCGCCGATGGTGGTCGGCGGGCTGGTGGTATTGGCCGTGGCCATCTGGGTGGCAACTCAGGCGCAGGGCACCACCGTTTCCCAGGCTGCGGGCGCGGTGGTGATTTATGCCAGTTTGGTCTGCCTTTTTGGGGGCTTGCCTTTGCTGGCGGTGTTGATCGGGCTGATCGTGGTTGTGGTCAAAGCCCAACAACGGACGCCAGAAGTGACCCAGCAGATGCTGAATGGGCTTGTGAACCTGCGGCGTGCGCTACTGGTATGGACTGACAAAACGGCATCGCCGTTCATTCGCTGGCGCAGTCGGGCTGCGGCCTGGAAGGCGCTGGCGCAGGCGTTGCTCCGAGGAGGAAAAAGCGATGACAAACGCTGATGCCATGACTTCCCCTGCTGAGGCCGCCCCAGTGCCTGCACAGGAAGGTGCGGTAAGCGGTACGACCGTGTTGGCTGGCGCGCTGATTGGCGCGGCTGTGGGCGCGGCATTGGCTTATACGCTGGCGCAGAAACAGCGCACCGCGCGGTTGCATTTGACCGCAGGCCAGGCCGTAAAGATGGGCATGGTGTTGTTGGGTGCAGCCCGGCAGTTGGCTGCGCTGTTGGAAGAAGCGTGACGCGGTGGGCTTCTGATGTTCAGGCAAGCGTTGGTCCAATTTCCAATCTAAACATCAGTGGCTTTCATTGACAAAATGCCCCACCCTGACTAAAATAGACGCCGCATGCGGGCGTCGCCAAGTGGTAAGGCAGTAGCTTCCCAAGCTACCATTCGCGGGTTCGAATCCCGTCGCCCGCTCAAACTGCCGCAGTAACCACGGCGAAACAACCAAGCTACTACCCCAGGTGGAACCGTTTCCCCTTCCGCCACATGAGGTAGTAGCTTATGCTTTTAAGTAAAGCCATCCAAGGATTCACTCTTGCTTATCGGCTCAACCACGCTCAGGCAACCACTGACCTTTACCGCAAAGCCCTCAACCACCTTGCTCAGTATCTCCATGACCCGCCCGTTGAACATATCACCTCCACAGACCTGCAACGCTACATCCACTACCTGCGCACCGAATACATCCCTCCACGTGTTAGCGCCTCTAACAGGCAAGGCCAGCCCCTCAGCGACTGGGCTGTCAACAACCGTATCAAGGCTATTCGCGCCTTTTTCGCTTGGGCGCAGCAGGAAGCCATTGTCAAACGCAATCCGACCCGTGCCTTGGCACAAATCAAAATTCAGCGCGCCCAGCCTGTTCCCTTCACCGAAGACGAAATCCGCCGCCTGCTCCACGCGGCTGAATATACCCAGCACGCCAGCCGCCGCGTCCGCCGCCCCACCTGGCGGCGCAACACCGCGCTCATCATCCTGCTCCTCGATACCGGCATCCGTGTCGGCGAACTCTGCCGTCTCAAAATTGCCGATGTACGTCTTGAAGCCGCGGAACTTCACATTCGTCCCTTCGGCTCTGGGCGCAAATCTCGCGCCCGCACTATTCCGCTTGGCAAAACCGCCCGCCGTGCTCTTTGGCGCTACTTGTCCAGCATAGAAGATCCAGATCCTGCTGATTCACTTTTTGATCTCACCCCTAAATCCGTGCGCAACCTGCTCCACCGCATTGGAAAAGCGGCAGGGGTACCTCATACTCATCCCCACCGCTTCCGTCATACTTTTGCCATCGAATACTTGCGCGCTGGTGGCGATATTTTCACTCTCCAGCGTATTCTTGGCCATGCCACCCTGGACATGGTGCGTTGGTACTTGCACATTGTCCAGACCGACTTGGCCGCCGCCCACCGCCGTGCCTCCCCAGCCGACCGCTGGCGTCTCTGAAACAACCAGCCCGCTCATACCGAGCGGGCTTTCTTTGTCTGTTTTATTACGTTAAGTATAACGTCAACACATCGCCATTTACCAATGCTCCGCCCTCAATCTCGTCGACAGCGAACGCCAACCACGGAGTGGTGCCGTCGGGCTTTGTAACACGGATTTCAGCGATGTCGTCTATGGGAGTTGTAAATAGGACGTACGGTGCCGCGGCCCATCCTACGTACCGGGCCGCCTCCAGTTCTGTTCCGTCGCTCGCGTGTAGGCTACACGTGGTACCTACCGGAATGTTTGCTATCACCAACGATGATATGAGATAGAAGTTCAGATAGCAGATATCCTGTTCTGCACTGGTCCCGGGACGATCAATGTAGATTTTCCAGTAACGTGCAACGATGTCGGTAATGTCAAACTCTGTTTCACCCTGAGAATCTGTATCAAACGAACCTACATCGGTCCACGTTTCATGGTCGTTCGACGCATATATAGTATATGTGGCGGATGGACCGGCGTCGATGTACACTTTTATCTTTCCTACGGGCAGCGGGCGCCCGGCGTCGAGCACAAACCACGCAGTTCCATCGGCCTTGACAGAAAAACCTATAGTCGTGGAATCGTCGTCAAATAGATTACTAAGCTCAACGCTTTGCTGAATGTCCCCACCTTCATCGTACAAGGAAAAAATATCCAAGCGCTGTGCACTTGTCATCCAGTCGATACCAGCCGACGCTGGTGTAAGCGTGCGCGTCAACCGCCACGACTTGCCTACGCTCATCCATAGGGAGTAGTTTCCATCAGCATCCTTGTAACGCCAGTACCACGACTCGGCGTAGTTGTACGGCAGTGCGATTTGGAGGAGCTCGGCACCCCCATTGTAGTCGCCCTTCGGAATCACAATGACATACCAGTAGGCCTCGTTTTCTACAGGAGCATGCACACCCGAAACAGCTTTTGCAAGGTATCGGGCTCCGGCAGTTGTAAGAGCGTTCCAATCAGTGCCATCAGCGACGACAGAAAAAACTGTCACGGCGTCGCGACCTAACGCGATGGCTCCATTCGCGAGAATGAGATTGCCGGTCATCGGTTCACTACCGTCTTTGGGTAGTTTGCTGTCTACGGCGTCCGCGAGTATCTGTTCGTTCTCACGTATGTAGATATTGTGGTTCGTAGCTGTCCACAGGTCGCCTGTAGCGACGATGGGGACTGGTTGGAAACCTTCAGGCATTAGTCACCTCCTCGGGCTTCCAATTACGGTCGGCAACCGGTTTCTCCAGTAGCTTACTGGTAATTTCATCGATGTTTTCAGGAAACACGACGGGGCGGAGGCGTCCACCCACGGATGCGTTTCCGCAGGCGTTACAGAAGAACAGGGGGTCGTGTACGCTTACGTACTCAGCGCCACCGCATTCGCACAGCGCCACCCACCTGCCGTAATTGACCTGTGCATAAACCGGCGCGTCGTTCGCAATCGCCGAAATAATACGGTACCCGTTTTGGCGAGCGGCGAACTGACGCCAACTTTGCAGAGATAACCCGTGATGACTGGCAACGTCCTCGGCATCGACGATTTTTGTGTCGTTCGTAAAAACGCCGAACCTTTTTATCATGAGAATCCCTCTCTCTTCTTATCAGTACCCGAAACGAGACGTTATACCGATCGTCGTCGGGAACGTCCAAAAGTTTTTATCGAACGCGAATTGGGGGTTGAGTGTTACCTTTGTCTCGAACACCCTACCGTTCTTATCGAGCCATCGCTCGTCTATGGAGAGAATCAGGTAGTCTCCGTAGAGGTACTCTTCTGGGAGGTCGACGGAAACTATTTGGCCAACATCGAGTTTTGCCTGCACGGTGGGCTGGCCGCGTAGGACTACCTGCGGATAGGCCACCGGTTGGGCGAGCCATACTCGTAGAAAGTTCGCGTAGTCTGTGGCTACTGACGCGTTTTCGACCCAGGGCGTCTCGACGCGAAACTCTCGAAGCCCGAATCTATCCACGCTCGTGGCGTCCTGAACAACAACTGTACTTGCCTCAATAACCTGAAGGCCGTCGCCACGAAGCACGAACGCTGTCACGTACAGAGGAGTTCGCGACGTATTATGTAGGTCGATACGGGCTACGCTACTTAGTGACGTGACTGTCACATCCACTACAGCCGTCATGTTGTCACCGCTACCGTCAGCAGAGGTATTTGCAGTGACGTCTCCGGGCTGTATGTCGTAAAGCTGAGTCACACGTACTGGCATGTTCTCGTAGGTATAGTTTGCCCAGACTGTCACAGTAGCGCCACCACCCACGAAGATCGGTTGCGTCAGGGTCCATACCTCAACATTTTCGAGCGTCCTAAAGCTCGAAACAGGTACGTAAATGGTGTTCCGAACGACATCCCACGGCTGCGAAAGTGAAGTTTCGGGGCGTAGGTTCGACGCGTTCAGTTCCGCTGCATATTCGTAGAGAGCGTGGCGGTTTTTGAAATGGAGAATGCCGTCAGCGTCCAACCACACGCGTCCAAACTCCGCACTTGCTACAGACAGTATCTCATCAAGCGCTTTATCTCCTCCGGCCCACCAATAGCGGTGAATATCGAGGCCGGGATCGAGAGCCCTTTTATCCGCGGGCCATCCGACGCGGTCAAGGATGTGCGTAATAGCCTCGTCTGCATAAACGTTCTCGTACACGTCAGTGTAGGCCGCGCTGTCCAAAATTGCCCAATCCTCGACGAGTTTGAGCTCTGCAGCACGTGCACCTCGGGATTTCGTCGGTCGTATATCGGCGACGCGACCTCTAAACCGCGTGTACCAGACATCGTCGACAGCTACCTGCAGTACAACGGGCCTTCCCGGAACTACATTGGGATAGATCGGCGACGAGGTGTTGAACGCGTCATAGCGGCCGTCGCCGTTCCGTACAAGGAGTTTCCCACTACCCGGCGTGGGCTTTTCGAAGCCCTTGCCGTCCGGTTTCAAGAGGTGGGTCGTACCTCGTTTATACTCAGCGTAGTAGACGTTCGCCGTCTCATCGACGTACGTGTCGCCATCCCACGCGATGAGGACGCGCCAGCTCATTTCGACAACTCCCGAAGTTTCTCCGCGAGTATCGGAGCGATGACGCGCTCGGCCTCAACGCGATCGCCGAGGCTCACCGCGGGCGCATACGTAAAGTTGATGATAGGAGCACCGCCACCGCTCGTCGCGGCAACGCTACCTGCCACGGGGTACGCCAGTGCTGCACGTAGACCTGGGGGCGAATCGTATTCGTAACCGACGCGTAGTTGCGCGTTCATGTCGGCCAGCCCGTTATCGGCTACGGCGCCCAGTGCCTTGTTCAAACCCCACAGCGCGATCTCCCACGGCGTGGGGCTACCCGGTGTGAGCCAGTCGGGTAGGTCGAGTGAGCGCAGTTTTTGTGCAAAGTCTTCGAGTTTTTGTACGAGACCTCCAATTAGATCCCGCATCCGATCGAGCGAGCTGTTCAGTCCGTCCCACAGAGGATTGAACGTTTTCTTCAGGAAGTCGCCAATCTTCTCGAGTATCGGCATCAGTCGAGCGTCAAACCATTCTACGACAGTGCTGATCGCCGGTGCGAGATAGTTCGAGAAAATCCCCTCGAGGATCCGCAGTTCTACGCTGAACACCGCGTGGAGAAAATCGGCGATAGCCTTTACCACTGGCCACAAAAGCTCCGAGAAGATCCGCCAGACAATTTTCAGCGCCGGCGCGAGTATGTTCTGCCACACAAAAGTGAATGCCTTGATTTGCGCAGCACCTACCGTTACGAGCCATCCGCCGAGCGTTTGCAGAATCGGCCACAATGTCCCGGAAACGAAGTTGCCGACGGCAATGAATGCGGGGGAAAGGTAGTTGTCCCATACGTTCGCGAGGAACTGCGTCGCAACTGGGAGCTTTTCGCCTACCCAAGTGGTAAGCTCAGTAAGCATAGGTTGCAACCACGCCCATACTGCGGCGGCCTTTTCCTGTATCCCACCCCAGTCGTTCTTCCACGCGACGACGAGCAATGCCAACGCCCCGACGACAGCGAGGATCGGCCAGAATAGCGACGAACTCAGAAGAGTTCCGAAGCCGGACACCAGACCGCTTATGTTTGATACCGCACCCGCGAGAGACCCGAGGAGGAGCAGAAGAGGTCCAACTGCGGCTACTAACAAGAGGGTGCCGACGACCCAACGCTGAGTGCTTTCATCCATCCCACTCATCCACGACAGCAGTTGTTTTCCGACATTCAACGCCTTCATCACGTAAGGGAGTAACACTCCACCGAGTTTCGCCGATAGGTTCGCCAGTTGTGCCCTCACGATACGCGCGCTATTCGCCACACCGTTGCTTGTACGTGCGAAGTCACCGTGTGCATTGGCGCTCTGTTCGAGGATTAGGGCGTAACGTGCCTGCATGAGCATGGCAGGTGTTAGGGCGTCGGCGGTGTCCGCCAGACCCATTTCGAGTGCCTTCGCCTTTACAGCTGTCGCACTAAGGTTGATCCCGAGACTACGTAACGGCTCGACCTCACCCACCAGACCGGATTGTAGTTTTTGGAGGACGTCCGTAGGGTCGAGGTTGTTGAACGACGCCAGGTCCGAGGCCAGTTGAACGAGCTCCATTGACATATCTGCCGAGGCGTCTTTGGCCAGCCCGACGCTCTCGAAAAGGTTCCCATAGGTTGCCGCCGCCTCCAGAGCCGCTTGCGAACTCATACCCAATGCCGTGTCGGCATTACGAGCGAAGTCGAGTACTGAGTCCGCCGCGTCGCCAAACACAACTTCGACCTTGTTGATACTTTCGTAGAGGTCGCTTGCCTTGTCTGTAGAATAGCCCAGGAAGCCGAGAATTGGCGCCGTCAGTCCAGCCGTGAGACGCTTCCCCGTCTTACGAAGGTTTTTAGACCACGTCTCAGTTTTCCGCGTAGCCTGTTGCAGACCTTTGTCGTAATCCGACAGGTCCGCAGCCAATCGAACCACAACTTTCGTAAGTAGAGACATCATTCGCCTCGTTTGTTCAGCATCGCGAGTATCTCGAATGTACGGCGCCATCGGTGCCAATCTTCAGCACCTGGATCATCGATATCTGCTTCGGCCTCCTCAGCCGCCCGAAGCAGCCCGCGCTGCCACGACGGGAGAAACTCGCGGAGTTCCGGGACTTTATTTTTCTTAGTATCGGTGTGTACGGCCGTGATGATTTGTGCGAGCATAGCGGTACGCACATCCGCAGCAAAGGTTCCCCAGGGCTCTATCTGGAAGTAGGCGACCCACTCGTCAAACTCACGTGCGGACAAATCGGCCAGAAGACGGTCAGGATGCGAAACCCCTAACGCTAAGGCCAGTCGAAAGGCCATCAGCCGTCGGGGGTTTCCTCGAAGTTTTTTACGAGGTCCTCCACGTCTTCTTCGCTAAGGCCACTCAAGCGAGACGCCACGTCGAAAATACGATCGAGGGCCTTGGCCGACTTTTTTGCCAACCACGCGATGTCGTCTTCGGAGAAGAGCGGGTTGCCCTCGGCGTCCTCACAGACGATTACGGCCAGTCGCGCGCGTGCGTAAGTCAGACGCATACGCATTTTCTTACCGCGTCCCTGCATGAGACTTTCCTCGAAGCGTTCTCGCTCCAACGCAGTCATCGCACGAACGTAGACAGCGCCGCCCCATTCGGGAATTTCGACGAGCTCTCGCTCGAGATCATTTGCGGTACGGATATCATCACGCTTCAAAACTTTCATTTTCGCCATTGAAATCACTCCTTACCTTAGGGGAGGTCTACGACGCCCGACACCTGCATCTTCACGGACGCTTTGCGCGTCCCGCCTGTGGGGGCATCAGGTTCGAACTCCGTCACGAGCGCCACGAAGCCGATCGGAGCACCGTCGGGAAATGTGATTTTGAACGTGCGCTTTTGGCGTGCGATGAGCATCGCCGGAAGTGAGTTCTCGTTGCCCACAGCGTGCGTGTCCAGAGACGGCTCGTATTCGATTTCAAACGAAACCTCTCCGCCGTCGATAAGAGTACCTTCGTACTCCTTCCAGCCACCGGAGTCGTAAGTCGTTACATCTTCGGTATCGAGTTTCAGCCCCGGACCTTTCACGTCACGCACTTTTGCGATCGGGACAAACGTAGGCGAATCCGGATCGAGGGTCTGTACGGAAAGGATGGTTGCATAGGTTGCAGTCATCTGTAGTCCTCCTAAAGTGCACCGAGAAACGTCAAACGCTTTCGGTAGCGAAATAGCGGATCTTCGAACGTTACATCTGTCAAACTATCGAGCCAAAGACCTTGCATGTCGCAGACGTTCAGCGCCCCATTCAAATCGTCCAGTACCGCAGTTATCACTGCGAGGAGCTTCTCAGCATCATTCGAGTAGACATCGACGTAAACGCGGACGTGTGAGATTTCACTCGCTTCACGGTAGGTTGGTGGTCGCACGAGCTCCGTTACGTTCACGACGATGCAGAGTGCTGTCGAATCGCGCACGATCCCCGGAGCTACTCTGCGGGGGTGTATACACTCAGTTAACAGCCCACTGGAATGAGCTCGCAGCCAAGTGGTGATACAGTCTTCCGTCATCCGAGAGCCTCCAGAGACCGCCGTAACGCGTTGCTAAACGTGGCTACGATGGGGCGCCATAAACGCTGTGTCGTAGTAACGAGCCACGGGCGGGGCGCAATCGTGGACGTCCCAAACTCCATATAGGCACCTTGGGGCACGTCGGAGCCATACTCTACCCACGTCTCGAGCGATGAAGAGGCAGCACCGAGTTCTCGGACGCTTCCAGCCAGCTCACCCGTGTCGATCGCGGGTGCCTCTCCGGGAGCACTGGCTATGTGGTTCCCGTACCTACGCCCGTGCTTCGCCTTTGCCATCTCAATCTTGATCTCACCGATTGGGATGGCCTCAGCGACACGCAGAGCCTTAAGGGCGAGTCCAGGAGTCTCACGACGTAGCCGCGCCATCAGCGCGTCGAACTCGCTCGTATCGACATCAAACCGTGTACTCATCGAATACCTCGTTGCTCACCGAGCGGACCGCGATACGCATCGAGACGTTATCGTGAATGGGAGTACCGATGACCTCAAAACGATTGACGAACGCACCGCCGTACGCGTCGTACACCTCAATGTAGGATCGCGGCTCGGGGGCCTCAAAATCCCGCGGCAGCCGAACGTACTGCGTTTCGACTGGAACCGGCGCCGGGGGTGAGCCCGTGAGTAGCACTGTACGTCGAGTCGTCAGAGAGCATTTACACTCTCGTGGCGTTGAGGCGATCGCGACATGTTGCCGACCGCTCAAGTCATCTACGACTACGGACGCATCGTAAATACGACACTCGTACATCCACATATCGTAAACATCTTGAGCTAACTCGCCGCGTTCGTCCTCATTCAGCAGTGCCATCGGTCACTCCCAAGTCATCGAGATCGACATCTGCAACATCCTCGAACGTGGTCACGTTCACGACTTTAGCAACGCGTAGCGAGCGGTAGTACGCTGCCATTTGTTTCGCATGCTGGAAAAGTTGGGAACGGCGAACGCTGGTCCCATCTACGCTCGCATCGACATTTGTGGCGAGAGAGGCCGCCTTCTCATCCCAAATCTGGGCAGCAGCGGCGTTGATGTCGTATGTCGGTACCCACGCGTCGTCACCCGGATCATTGCCGTCAGCATCCGTGAGGGCGTAGTTCTGGAGAATCTCGATCAGTGTCTCGTTATCCCACGGCGGTGTGTCGGAGTATTCGCCCACTTTGCGTCGGAGCGCATTGATTACGCTGTCGGGTACGGGAAGAAGGTCGGCCATCTCTCACCTCATTTGATCGTTATTAGGAACTGGTTGTGGACTCAACGAGGAACGCGAACGGGTAGCGATTCTCAGTCTCATCTACGGCGTTCACCGGATTGGGCAACTGCCACCCCAACCGCACCGTCACCCTCAGCGCCACCATGTCTTGCTGCGCCAGGTTGTAGACGATTTGGCCATTCTCGTCGGTAATAACGGCCTGATCGAGCACCTTCCAGCGTACGCCTTGCCGGAAGGCGTATACCAACTGACTGAAATCACCGGAGAGCAGGAGTGGCTTGTTGTAAGTCGTCGAGTCGATGGTCACAGACGAAAGCCAGGCGCCGTTACGCGGGAACTCCATCGGCTCACCATCCAGTTCGTACCGAACACCTTCCTGCATCGACCGCATGAAGATCGGCCGACCGCTGTCGTCTTTCACGCCGCGGAGTTTTGCGCGTAGGCCGATGGCGCCAACATGCCCTGTCACGAGGTAACCGCTCTCCTCCACTTTGGCCAGAACGCCGCCCTCATTCATGATAGCGTCGTACAAGTTGCCAATACCGGAAAGGTCGACAAGGTGAGATGTCTCTACTGCACCCTGGAACAGACCCTTCGGCCACGACGCGGGCGCATTCAGCTGAAACAGGACCGCAGCATCGAACACGCGACCGAGAGCAGCGTTCACCTGCGGGCGAACCTGGTCCCAAATCGGATACGAAGAATCGTCCAGCACCGCCTCGGGGATGGGAATGATAGCTGCGATCTCCTCTGCAGTGATGTACTTGTTCTCCCACCCCAGCTTCGTGGTCTGTTTGAGGCCGGTATCACCACTCACGAAGTAGGCTTGCGGCATCAGCGAGAGCACGGGCAGGCGGTGAAGTTGAGCCGGGATGTCGGCCAAACGTCGCGCCAGACGCATGACCATGCTCTCCTCGGCCATCCCCTGAAAAATTTCATTTGCGACGCTCTCCTCAATGAGTGCGCCGGCATCGTTACGAGTGATTGCATCGGTATAACCCATGACAGCATCTCCTTACAGATAGGTATAGGCACGTTTGTTAGCGACGTGCCAAATCTCGGATCACGTCATCGAATGACGTAGGGGGTGGCGGCGGCGTCTCGCCGGCACCGCCATCACCGCCGGAACTTTGCACGGCGGTGGCGGGAGAAAACAGCGCATCGTACTCTTCGCGGAGCGATTGCCAGAAGGCGTCATCGCCGATTTTGGTATCATCGAGTTCTTCGATATCCACCGCGCGTGCCAGCAGGTCGGGATAGCGTGCCCCCCGCTTTGCAGCTGCAGCAATGAACTCTGCACGTTTTGACGTGATATCCAGCTGCTTTGTAAGGGCCTCGATCTGACGCTTTACAGGATCGGGCACCTCCTCACCCTTCACAATTTTCTTGAGTTGCTTTTCCAGCTTCGCGCGCGCATCCCGCTCGCTACGAAGCGCTTTTTTGAGAGCACCGACGTGCGTCTCGTAGGCGGCCCGCACAGCTTCGGACTGTGTAGCCAACCACGTTTCAAAGTCTTCGATTGTAGTCGCGTTCACGTTGTTGTCATTTTGTTCCTGTCCCATCTCGGAACCTCCTCATTTGAATATTCGATCGCGTACATCTCGTACACGGACGACACCTACCGATGGGGGATGTCCCTCGGCATAGTGGATAACGGGAATCTCATCCCACGTGAGATTTCCGGACTTCCAAAGCTGTAAACGTGTCGGCCCAAGGATAGCCCGCTGCACAGTCTCGGACTGCTTCTCAAACCACTCCCGACCGCTTTCCCACTGCGGTTCGTAGGCATCGGTGACGGGGGCCAGTTGGCACCGACCGTTAGGATGCTCTTCCATAAGAACGTCCAGCTGATAGACTTTCCCGTCCAGGGCCAAACATGCAGCACACGTACGCGGCGACTTTGCCGCAAGACGCTTGTACCCTCGGATCCCCGGAATATGACGATACGCACGACGCGTTTGATTACGAAGGTTCTGCATTAACAGTGTCCGAAGCGCCGTTGTATTTTGTACGGCCGGCTGCCCCAACCAAGACGCAATGATCGTACGGGTCGGCCTTTGGGGGAGAGTGGCAAGAAACGCGGGTACATATGCGCGGGCATACAGCTTTAACTCACCGAGGAGCTCCTCGCTCGATATAGCCCAGGAAGTTAGAGCCATAGCACCGAAGAAAACCTCCAAAGTACGAAGCCAGCTACGATGCTGTGTTGCGGCGTCTACGTACGTCTGTTGTCCTTGAGAAACAACCTCATCCTCATACTCGGTCAATGCGCGAGTGACGGCATCCCGAAACTGCCTGCGATACCGATCGGGATCCGCGACGTAGGCAGCGCTCCACTCAGGCAACTGATATTTGCTGCTCAGCGAGAGCCACGCTGCAGTAAGATGCTTTTCGCTGCGCGTCGCCGACCTCACAATCTCCCGGTGAGAATCGATAATGATCTGCGTTACAGCGTCACTCATTACTCCTCCCCACGGCTGAGGTCTTGGAGCAGCTGCGTCATCGAGTCAGTTGCGGCGAGAAACTCGCGCTCCTCTTCCATGTCACGTTCCATCTGCTGCAGAAATTCTTCGGGTTTGCCCTCCTCACGGAGGATCGTCTTCAGGGGGAGACCTGCTGCTCGATTCTTCTGCCGCGCATCCGCAGTTTGGTCAGGGAAGTCGATCGACGGCGACGCGAAGGTGACCTCAATATCCTCAGACGCTGCGACATTGTGCCCTGCAAAAGCCAACGCAATCTGAAACGCACGTTGCCAACTTGCCGTGAAACTCTCGATACGCGTCTGTGCGCGGCTGGCCAAGACGTTATCCATCAAACGCAGAGCTTCGCCTGATGGAATATCGCCGCTCGTGCGCAAGTAGTACGAGGGGATGCGACTGATTGCAGAGATCGCGCCGATGAAATGCTCGATCACGCGGGTGTAGTTAGCAAGATCTGCAGGATCAAACTGACCAACCTTCGTCGGTTCCCCCTCACTGCTCAGCCCTGCAGGAATTTCCCACAGACCGGCGGGGGTGCTTTTGAGGTTGGAGAGATCCGCGTGCGTTACGACCCACCGCTGCGGGAAAGCGCCCCATTCACCCGTGACCATCATATCCGCAGTCGTTTTATTGAGCATGTCCTGAATAGGCGCTGCCGCGTCAAACTCCGCGCGGGGCTCATCAAGACGAGTCTGAAACGGTACAACAGGTAAAACGCCGAGCGGGTTGGGTTCGGGATCGCGTAGGGTGACGAACGAACGAGCATCCAACGAATTGAACTCGCTCTTATCGCTAATCGGCTTGTGCGTAACATAGCGGTAAATAGCCTCAGGCGTATACAGCGTCAGCCGAACGCGTCCATCTGCTGCCTGCCACCATTTCACGGCGGCTGTTAGGCGCGTCGCGTCTTCCTCATCATAAATACCGGTCATCAAACCCGGCTTTTGGTAGTAAATCTGAGGAACCCGATCAGCATTCGGCCATATCACGACGTAGGCTACGCCAGTGGCCAACGCTAATTCGTGAGTTGCGTGGGCTACTTGAGGCAGCATACTTGTACTGCGAATACGTCGGATCGCTCTTTGAATCGCTGGATTCGGGTGAGAAACGTTTTTGAGATGAATCCGTTCCAGTACCGCCTCAACGACTACGGCCACCCAGTTCTCAACAAAGCGTAATTGTTGCCGAGAACGTTCTCGAAAGTAGTCGTGAACAGCCTTCGAGACATAGAGAAGGGGCTGTTCACCGCGATAGTACTCCCAATACAAACGCTGACGGTGCGAGTTCTTCTGCAGAATTGGTAATATTGCGCCTAAATCTAAGTTAGCCACGATAAGCTCTCCGCGGTACGTTTCTTTCGCTTCCGTTCAAAATCCGCCTTACCATGCCACGCGACGGCCAGCATTGCGAGGCCGTCCGGGGGGTGTCCTGCTCCGTAGACATCATCTACAGAGACATATTTCAGCTCCTTGTAAAGGGACTTGATCATCGGTGCTACAATCTCGCCTCCCTCAATAGCAGCGATGACGTTGCTGAACATGTCTTTGCGTTGCCTTCCCACCATTAGTACAGGCGTTGCGGAAGTCTCCATATACTGGTCTACGACGTCTCCAAGGCCCGTACCATCGTGATAGGCAGCAGCGACCGCGTTACGACTCGATCTACGCGCGTCTACACCGTACGCGCTCGCAACTCTATCGAATCGGGCAACCATTCGGGGCCACGGTTCGCGACGTCCTTTCCAGAACCAGACGAGTCGCGCAGGCTTCACGTCGATGCGAATCACGCCGATCTCCGTAAAGTCCACCTTACGAGCCCAGTCAGCGGCGACTATGTAACGGCCCTCGGGTACACGCTCTTCGATACGAACGATCTCGCCAGAGGACCCGCCGAAACTGCCCAGCGATGTCTGGAACATCTTATCGACTGCGGTGGGATCTATTGCGCGGTTGTCCGGAGCAGGCTCCTGCAGATCGAACTCTGTACGCCACATCTCCACAGGGATCATCGCTCGCTTACGTTCGACCTCTTCCAACGTAAGCCACCCATCCGTAGGATTGCTTGTCTCTCGCCAACACCATTCGTACACGGGCCATCCGTCCGCGGCTGCGCGCCGCAAAATCTCACTCATGGTGCCATCAGCGTACTGATGGGTGCTGCTCATCACCACCTGCGACGGGATGCCGCGCCTGCTCATGGGTTGCCCCAGCGCCGCGTCCAGTATGTCCAGCCGCATTTCGTCTACCTCGTCCAGCCGGAGACGCTGGGGGTGCGGCCCGCGCACACTTGCCTGTGATGCCATGAGCGCTGTCACTCTGTTCCCCCACGCAAAACGCATCTCCCGCGCCACATCGCCCGCCAGCAACTGTTTTGGCGCAGCCTCATAAGCCCAAAACGCCCGCATGTGGTCAAGCACGCGCTTTGATTGCTCGCCGCTGCCGCCCAAAATACTCACGTCGGCTTTAAGCGCCGCGGCCTCAACCACAGTGAGTAATGACAACAAATAGGATTTTCCCCCGAAGCCGCGCGACGCCTTCCAGACACTGACGGGAGAGCGGGCGAAAAACGCATCGGCAAACGCCCGCCACGGTGTAGTGTGGTGCTCGCAAACCTGCGTGTCTGGGATGGTGACACCGAACGCGTGACGCACAAAGAGGCGTAGTTCCGCCTCTGTTTGCAGCGGCAAGTCAAACACCCATTCCCTAAGCGTCATCACTGCTTTCCTTGATGCGTTCTCTCACAATAATTCGTTCCACAGTTTCAATATTTCTTAGCGGTTGTCCACCGCTTGTAATGTCTACCTTCTGGCCCCAGCGATGCGACCAGCGTCGTTCCAAAATCCACTTAGGGCCACCTTTTTCCTTCCGTACTTCCCGCAACAATGCAATCTCAGCTTCTGCATCTGCCTTTTGCAGATCTTCCCAAAACTTCCGATAAATTCCTCGTTTTGCTTTTTCTCCTCGCGCTTTCCAACGGTAAAAAGTTGCCGGATGCACACCAGCCATACGAGCGGCAACTTCGTATGTCACTCCCTCGCGCACATAGTCACAAATCTTCTTAATGCGTGCCTCGTCCAACTTTGTTCGCCGCGCCATTTTGTCTCCAGCCTTACTACCAGCTCACCACCTCAGGCCAAATAAAGCGTGGGCAAGCCACACCCCGATGCTACCGAGTAGGCTCACAGCAACAGCCCAAAGGGCGCGGCGGG